CAAGGTCCGCTGCATTGGGACCAACGGCTACGATGCGTTCCGCCTTGTGAACGAGTATGACCGTCTCACCGGTACCCGCCCCCCTCTTTTAATTTATGGATAACTAAGGCCGAGCGTACGGCTTATGGGCCACTCAATTTGAAGCCTTGGGAGTTTATGAAACTAAGCCCTATGGAATATTACAAACTGGTGGAAGGGTACGAATTGCGAATGGAGATTGAGGACCGTAGACAGGCTTATTTTACATGCATAATGACAAACGTTCATATTGCTGGCAATAAGCGATTAAAAGTTGAGGACATCATGAAGCAATTGCATCCTATGACATTGGCACAACGCAAAACGGAAGAAAAGTTATTCATGGAAGAATTTAGACAGGCGGGAGGTGAGATATAAGAAAATGGCAGATTCACAAATCAATGTACGCATAGTCGGTTCATCTAGTGGTGCCGAGCAAGCACTTGATAGGGTGGCTAAGAAAGCGGAAAACGTACTAGGAAAAGACGTTACTGCTTCGATGGAGGCTGTTAAAAGCAAAGCGCAGAAGATCTTCGGTATAGAAATTCCTAGTATTATGAATGCAGCAAAAAGTGGTGCTGCATTTGGTGCTGCGGCAATAGGTATTGAAGCTGCAGGGCGTGCCATGAAAGATATGGCAGTTAGTGCTGTTCAAACCACCGACCAACTTACACAGATTAGGGCACGTATCAATCTAATTAATGACGGCAGTCAATCTACTGCTGAAATTATGGACAAGATTTATAGTGCGGCTAACCGTTCTCGTGGTAGCTATTTAGATATGGCCGATAGCGTGGCTAAGTTGAACATGCTTGCAAAAGACGCTTTTTCATCTAATGACGAAGCAATCTATTTTGTCGAACAATTGAATAAGCAATTTAAAATCTCAGGTGCTAGCGTTGAAGAAACAACATCAGCTATGTACCAGTTAACGCAAGCGATGGCAGCTGGTAAGCTACAAGGGGACGAATTCCACTCTATCATGGAGAACGCTCCGATGTTGGCGCAATCTATTGCCAGTGAAATGGGCTTGACGGTAGGCCAATTGAAGGAAATGAGCTCACAAGGGCTCATTACTGCGGACATTATTAAGGAAGCCTTATTCAATAGCGCGGAAGAAACGAACGCTAAGTTTGCAGAAATTCCTATGACGTTTCAAGATATAGGAACACAAGTTCAGAATGAATTAATAGCTGCATTTCAACCGGCTATGGAAGAAATAAGCAACATGACAAGCTCAGGCGTATTGAACGATGCACTTGCTGGGTTGTCTATTGCCTTTCGTTTAGTTGGTACTGCTGCACAAGCGGCCATTATTACTGTAAAGGGTGCATTTAGTGCGTTATCAGTTGTAATTGGTACAGCTAAAAATATTGTTACGAGCTTTGCGAACCTGTTTAGGACCGCCATGCCAGGGGTTGCCACTGCCATTGTAGGTGTTACCACTGCGTTTATTACGTATAAAGCGACTGTCGCATTATGTAGCGCTCAAACTGCTGCATTGACTGTTAAAACCGTAGCATTGAAAACGGCACAAGTAGCTTCTGCGATTGCAACAAGGGCTTATGCGGTAGCAATGACTGTTGTCAAAGTAGCAATTCAAGGTACTATCTTATCAATAGGCGCTTTGACTATGGGGACAACTGTCCTTAAATCATTATTCCTAGCATTGAGAAGTAGTACGATAGCTGCAGCTACTGCTCAACGTGTATTAAATGCTGTAATGAAGGCAAACCCGGTCGGAATATTAATATCTGTCATAATGACTTTGGTCGGTGTATTTGCGACTGCCTCTGCTGCATCAAATGGGTTTGGTAATACGTTAAGTTCGGTCTTTTCGACTATTGTGCATACCGCAGTTTGGGGTGTGAACAAGATTATCGAGGGCCTTAACTGGTTAATTGCAAAACTTAATAGCGTCGGCGATAAAGTCGCAAAATTCTTTGGTACTACATTTACTGCTATTCAACAAGTCGATACAATCAGTGCTGATGATACACAGGCATTTATCAATAAAGCAGAGGATATGGCCTCACAAGTAATGCAAGGTGTAACAGGAGGCGGTGATACTGGCCTAGACGTTGGCGGTGGCGGTGGAGATGATGGCGGTTCCGCTGGCACTGGTAAAGGTGAAAAAGGTGGAAAAGGTGGCGGAGGTGGTAAAGGCCACTCCGGAAAGGATCTTGCAAAAGAGGCGAAAGAGGTACACGAAAAAATCTTGCAATCGTTCTTGGAAATGCAAGGCAACCAGGTCGAGCTTATTGAATTGCAATATAAAAAGGAACTCGATGAGCTTAATAAATCAAAGAGTGCTAACGCTAATTACCAAGAAGATTTAAAGAACCTCAACGATGTTTATGCTGATAAACGTATCAAGGCTAAGCAAGAGGAATTTACAAAACTCCGTGCTATTGAAACGAGTATTCGAGATATGCAAAAAGAATTCGCTCTCAATACTGCTGATAAAGACAGTACTGGTAGCGTAGCTCCGTCTGTTCAATTGTCTAAAGATTATATCGATGCTATTGATACAATCGAAGATAAATATGCGGAAATGGTCGATAAGTTCATCAAAATGGATGCCATGGAACAGCAACATTATATTGATAAGTTGAAAGAACGAGGCATTGCATTTCAACTTACCGGTGATGGACAAATCTCATTTGAGGCCATGAAAAATGCAGAATTGTTGGCTAAACAAGAAGAGTATCAAAAAAAGGCATTACAACTTCAAACCGAGTTGCAAGACGAAAAATATAAAATCGAAGACGCCATGCGTACTCAAAACTTTGAAGCCTTACAAACTGCATTGAATGATGAATATATCGCTATGCAACAAAACTATGACTTGCGAAAGTCGTTACTTGAAGAATACAAACAAGCTGCATTTGACGCTCATATGAACGGCCAACAAGTATTGTTTGACGCTATAAACGCTGGCATGGATAGTTTACAAGGATCTATTTCAGGGCTTATTCAAGGCACTACAACTTTAATGCAAACATTCCAAAATTTAGGTAAGGCAATACTCAAAACTATTGCAGATAGCGTAGCACAATGGATAGCCGGTCAAATTAAACAGGCAGTCTTTGGTAAAATGCTAGCGGCTCAACAATCTGCCACTGGTATTGCTGCAGCTAATGCTCAATTACCGGCTTGGAGTGCATTGGCTCAACAAGTTAGTATGGCAACATTTGGTGCAAGTGCTATCGCTGGTATGGCTGCATGGAGTGCTAACACGGCAGCTGGTGCAGCTCAAACAGCTACACAAAGTGCGTTCTCCGGTATGTTTAACTCAGGCTCAAGTGGATTTAGTAGCAATCTATCACTACCAAAACTGGCAAGCGGTGGTGTGGCATATGGCTCCACTTATGCTGAGATTGGCGAAGGCAAATACAAAGAAGCTGTATTGCCTTTGAGTGAAAGTACATACGACGAAATTGGTGGCGGTATAGCTCGTGCCAATGGTGGCGGTGCTGGTAGTATTACGTTCAACGTATCTGCTATGGACGCTCAATCGTTTGGAATGTGGCTTGAAAACTCCGCAGGACGTTCGCTAAGACAGTTTTTAGTTAACCAAGATAGGGAATTTATAGCGACGGAGGGGACGTGGTAGCATGGCAGATTTAATTAAATTTCCGGATATCAAATCCCTTGCGTGGAAGTCTACGAAGGCTCAAAAATGGGATACTAAAATAAAGCGTACTGGGAGCGGTCGGGTGCGTACCATGACAACGTGGCAGTATCCGCAATATACAATTACTACTGAATTTGCAATATTAACTCCAGAGGAGCATAAGCAAATCATGGGGTTCTATGCAAAAGTAAAAGGCGGTACAGTTCCTTTTCTTTGGTTGGATCCAGAAGATTTTGAGGAAAAGGGCATTCGTTTAGGCACTGGAGCTCAATCTGAATGGCAAGCAGTTCGTTTGTATGGTGATTTTAGAGAACCAGTCGCACATATTGAAAACCTCAAATTATACGCTAATGGGACACCGATAAATGCTGTATCTGATAAGGGCGTAATTAGGTTAGCACAAGGGGTAACAGTAGCACCTACTGCGATTATTACTGCTGACTATACATATTATTGGAAAGTTATGTTCAGCGGTGATTATACAGACGAGATTATTTATAAAGATATATTCAAGTCTAAATCTTTTAAATTAGTAACAGTGAGGTGAGTAAATGAAGGAAGTCGGACAGATTCTAAGCAATCATTTAAGCACATCTCAATCATTTTTGTCCTGTGATTTGTACGAGTTAAAACTAAAAAGCGGTATCAGCTATTACTGGGCCGATACCGATGCAGATGTAAATTATGGGGGCCACACTTATAAAGGTGATGGCCCTATTATTACGCGTGAAAAAATAGCTACGAATAGTACTGTTAGCGTTGATAAATTAAGCGTAACCATTACTGCTAGTCAAAACGACCAAATTGGTGGTGTGCCTGTATTGGAAGTCGCTCATAATGGTGGTTTAGACGGCGCAACGCTTGATCTACGCCGTGCCTTTTTTGACGATGCCGGCAAGGTGATTGAGTGCATAGACCTATTTCATGGAACTTGCGAAGTAACACAGGGCGGTGGCTTTATATTGAAGATTAGTGCAAAGTCAGTTGTACAAAAGCTCAATATCGAATATCCAAACCGAAGATATTATCCTCAATGTCCTTATAGTATTTACTCGAAAGAGTGCGGTGTCGATATTAAGGCTTATCGCAAGAAAGCAAAAGTAACGGCTGTTACTGGTACGAACACCGTACAAATCGATATACCGTTTGAGGACGGCTATTATACGGCCGGTGGTATGGAATGGATAAGCGGACCATTAGCAGGGCAAGCAACGCAGATTATGGATAGTAAAAATAGCACTATTATTTATATGAGTGCGACTAACACATCACCTCGTATTGGTGATGTAGCTTATATCTATCCAGGGTGCGACAAAACACCGACTACTTGTAAGAATAAATTCAATAATTTTAGTCGGAATAGGGCGACACCTTATGTTCCTTTAAAGGAGACGATACGATGAAATTAACAACAGGTGAACGTATAGCAAATGCTGCATGTGAATGGCTAGGCACTCCGTATCAAAATAACGCTATGGTGAAAGGCAAAGGGGTAGACTGCTCATATTTATTGGTGGCTGCAGTGGTTGATAGTGGCCTAATGAATATTGCAGATTTTAACATCGAAAACTATTCCAATGAATGGCATTTACATCGTTCAGAAGAAAAGTACCTAAAGTATGTCAGGCAAGTAGCAGACGAGGTGCCTTTTGATGATCTTCGTATCGGTGATTTCTTACTATACCAATATGGCCGATGCATTTCTCATGGTGCTATTTATATTGGGAACAATTTAGTAATTCATGCGTTCGTTGATTTGGGCGTTATTCTATCATCGATTGACGATGTATTATTTTATGACGCAAAAGGGAAAAGTCGCTTGCGTGCTGTATATCGTTTCAGGAAAGGTGGTAAATAATGGGATTTTTATTTAATCGTGGTAAAAACACCACTAATCGAGCCGATATGATTGCTGATTTTCAAATCAACAGTGCTTCATATGGTGAGGTAGTGCCTGAAGTGTTAGGCACTACACGATTGAGTGGCAATATTATTTACTACGACGATTTTACACCTCATGAACATCGCAGTACGACAAGAACTGGTAAAGGTGGCGGTTCAAAGCATACAGAAATAACCTATACCTATACTGTTGCATGTGCTATTGGCTTATGTGAGGGCCCTATCGCCGGTATAGGGAAGGTTTGGCGAGACAAAGAAATATATACCTATCCGAGCGAAAAAATTGAACTGACGGCATATAATGGCGATTACGGACAAACTCCGTGGCCTTATGTTTTGTCCAAGCACCCTGAAAAAGCATTGCCTTATAGTGGCTTGGCATATATGGCCGGCGTTGTTGATTTAGGGGAACGAGGGAGCCTACCTCAATTTAATTTTGAAATTAGAGGGAAGCTATTAGATACTGGCGATGGTATCGATGTAAACCCTGCCGATTATATTGTGCATGTGTTAAAGTCTATCGGCATTGACGATGTAAGCATAGACGGATTAGACAATTATCGTGCTTATTGTAAAGCAGCTGATATTCTAATTAGTACACCTCCGGACAGTAAAAGCTCAAAGGCTCAAAACGTAATCAATGATATAGCTGAAATTACAAACAGCCTTGTCTTTTGGTCTACAGACCGTTTGAAAATTGTACCATTAGCCGATAAGCCTATTGGCGATTGGTCGCCAGTTAATCAAATTCAATATAACTTAACGGCAGATGATCTTATTCCGGCTAGCGACGGACAACTTATCGTGTATAAGCGAAAAGATAGCTCAGAAACTTATAATCAGGCAACAGTTGAGTTTATTAATCGTGCCAATAGCTATGAGAAAGAAACGGTATCATTCGAGGTGGTAGCAGACGTGCAAAAGAACGGCCTCAAACCAGCCTCTAAGAAGTCCGCTCATTATCTCTATACTAAGGCTAGGGCTCAATACTATGCAGAGCAATTAGCGATGAAACGGCTATATGCAAAGAATCAATATACATTCCATCTCGATTGGGCATTTTGTAGATTGGAACCAGGCGACTTAGTAACAATCACAGATGAGTTATGCGGATTGCGTGAGCAAATCGTAGTTATAACGTCAGTATCAGAAGCTGCAGATGGACAACTTGAAATTACAGCGGAAGGAAAACCACCAGGAACATATGCTCCGGCTAAGTACAATGTACATGAAAATGAACGACCTTTTATTGATTATAATGTGCCTGCTCCAAATGTTAACGATGTAGCTATTATTCAAACGCCAGGTGATGTAGGGGGCAATGAATTATATATCGGTGTAAATTCAGAGCCTAATTGGGGAGGCTGTTCTATATGGTTATCGGACAATAACGAAAACTATAAACGAATTGGAAATATCTCACAACAAGCTCGAATGGGTAGGCTTAAAACTAACCTAACACAAGGTAGCAACTCCGCTAATGTGATAATCAATCAAGGAGCATTAAAAGGTGGCAGTCATGTTGACGCTGAACGAGCCAACACTCTATGCTGGGTTGACGGTGAATGTCTATCTTATGAGACAGCTCAATTGCAGCTTAATGGCGATTATGCGTTAGGTGGTATTATACGCGGTCAATATGGCACTAATGATACAATGCACAATGCTGGTGCTAGGTTCGTAAGAGTTGATGAGGCGTTATATCATGCTCCATATCGCAAAGAGGATATCGGAAAGCAGGTATATTTTAAGTTTACGTCGTTTAACATGTATGGATCTAACGAACAAGGGTTAGATGAGGTGCAAGCATACCCATATACAATCACACCTTACTATATTCCGGAAGTAAGCGATTTAGCATTATTTACTAAATATTACGAAATTGGCGATGGTGTATTGTCATTTGATGTAGTGGCTGCATTTACTCAACCAACTATTAATACATTTGATACTGTCGAAGCATGGTATCGTGAAGGTACAAACGAATGGAAGTATGGCGGTAATGGTGATAATCAAATCGTTATTAGTGGTTGTGAATTAGGCCATACATATGAGGTGCGATTAAAGGTAAAGGACCGTCATGGAAACTACTCACAAGGCATTATCAAATCTGTATTAGTTGAGCTCAAATCAGAAGTGCCTAATACTCCGCAAGGGCTGGGCGTTTCGTTTGGTGATGTTGCCACCTTTAATTGGTTAGAGGTGCGTAACGCTGATATTGATTTTTACGAGTTGCGATATGATCTGCACCCAGGTCAAGAGTATGGGCTAATTGGTAAAAGCAATAATACTACTTTAAGCACTCTATTAACAGAACGGAGTGCAAAAGTATATTTATATGCTCATAACCCTACAAAGGGGTATAGCGCTCCTGCAGAATTGACATATAACGTACCTATTCCACCTAAACCGTCTACAATCAAAGTAGTTAGCTTGATTAATGGTATCGGGATTACTACCGACAACATCAGATTAGGTTGCAAAGGGGTTAATATTTACGTTGACGGTACACGATATTTCTTCACAACAAACGTAGCAACAATACCATTGGAAAGTGGTGTTCATACAGTACAAGTTGCGTTTGTTGATCTATTCGGTGAAGGTCCTAGAAGTGATGAGCAACTAGCGACAATCAAAGCTAAAATCGATAAGTCCCTACTTGACATGGAAAGCCTAGGCCTAGAGGGCATCGATAAAGCAGTAAATGACTTAAAAGGCGAAGTTGGAACAGTAAAGACTGCCGTCAATGGTATGGATAGCAAGATAATCGACCTTGGCAATGCGTACCAGCGCACTTTGAGCGATTATCAAAATAATGTAAATTCACAAATCACGCAGATTTCAAGCGGTATTGAGTTAAAAGTAACAGAGGCTATGAATAGCCTTGACGGTACAGAATTGGTTAGCCGTATTAATTTGAGCCCAGCAGGTACACGCATTGACGGCAAGCTATTGCATGTTACTGGCGAGGCATTGTTTGATAAAAATATCATCACTAAAGGCATGATACAGGCTGGGGCTGTTACGGCTGATAAAATGCAGGTAGATAGTCTTTCATCTATTACTGCAACTATTGGCACATTGCGAACTAAAACAAGTGGCGCAAGGGTTGAAATTAGCGATAATCTTATTGAAGTGTATGACGATGACAATCAATTGCGAGTGAGGTTAGGCGTATGGGAATAATTACATTTTTCAAGAAGTTATTTAAGCGATTATTTAAGCATGGGGGTGAAAATAACATGCCAGCTGGATTACAAGTATTTAATAAGAACGGCGTTCAAATTGTTAGCTTAACGGATAGACTAACAAAAGTATCTGGCGTAAAACGTTTCGATGTGATTGAGGAAAGCGGTAGTGCAACAGTCGAATTGAGCAAAGACCAGCATATATGGTATTACTTAAATTCGTATGCAGGCGATAATGACGACTATTTGTATGGATTCGGGCCTAATTACAATATTGTTGTTGAGGGTGGTAAAATTTCGTGGAATTTAAAAGCACCTAAAAACGTCAATAAACCTTGTAAAGTAGCATTAATCTATGGGGTGATGTAACATGAAACATTTTGAAAGTCATAATAATGACAGCATAGTAACAATTAACGATACAGATAGTTGCTTGTATTTAAAATATAAAATCAGCCTCAAGGATATGCCTATTAAACAATCGGTTGAGGTGGAACATAATAAATATTATGGATATAACGGCGACGGAATTATATATGGTATTCAACGCACATCAAACGGTGATATATACTACGCTAATATATATATTCCAATTTTGCAGCGACAAGCTAACGAGCAATATGTATATGCTATGAGTACAAACTCACCTATCAAGAATATCGAACTTGCGGAAACGAGAAATAAGAACCACCCTACTCGTGTTGGGAAATGGACGAATTACTTACGAATTGCTTTTGAAACGGATAGCCTTGAAAATATTCGCAAGATTGCCGACACTATGGAAGTGTATGTGTTTTCTAACAAAATGCCTAAAACAGATAAATATGGCATGGAAATATACGATAAGAATGGGAATGTTATATTTAACAGCAATTTATTGACGATGCGGTTAGCATTAGTCATTCATAAGGATTATCCTGCTACATTCCTATCTAAAGATGAGTACGAAATCGGCAAGGTCAAATTTCAAGGCATTAAAAAAGCTGGGTTAAGTTTTACCTATCCATTGGCCGCTATTGGCTCAGACAACGGCTATATGGCTCATAAAGTTAGCTGGGACGGCGACGGCGTTGACATTATAACAACGTACGGCGGAAATGCTGGCGGAGTTATTAGACAAAACTCAATCACAACAACGCAAGTATTGATTTGCGAACTAGACGGAACTCAAAATATTCCAGCTATTGAAATAATGATGATCTAATAGCGAGGTATATATGAACTTTATAAGAAACGAGCCAGAAACATTACACATCGGCGCTGATTATCGTAGAGGGTACGAGGTCAGTGCCGATTTTGATTTAACCAGCTGCACGGCGGTTATGAAAGTGCGGAGCCTACAAGGCAGATTATTGGCCGAGGCCGAATGTGTGGTTCATGAGAATATCGTTTACTGCACAATCAGCGCCGAGGCAACTAAGAACATCAACCGCAATTATAAGAGCGGTCAATATGATGTGTTCCTTATTCATGGGAACGATACTACTAAAATCGTAATGGGTGATATTAAATTCATTCATGATATTTCAGCACATTAGGGGGTGCAATAATTATGGAAGATACAAATAACTTTGAATATGTGAACGTTAAAGCAAGGGTTCCGAAGGTGATTGATGTTGTTATTCCTGGGGCGCAAGGATTACCGGGCGAACAAGGAAAGCAAGGTCCAAAAGGCGACCCATTCCGATATGAGGATTTTACACCAGAGCAATTAACGGCCTTGAAAGGCCCTAAAGGTGATAAAGGTGAAGACGGGCTAAGTGCGTTTAATATCGCTCAATTAAACGGGTTTCAAGGTACATATGTTGAGTGGCTAAAATCGTTAAAAGGCAAGGACGGCACAAGTGCCACAGCAGACAATGCGAAAGCTCTATTATTACAAGGTAACGTATGGTGCGAAAGTGCCAGCGTTGACGATGTACTCACCGCATTAATTGGTAATATGGGTAAGCCGTTCCCTCGGACTGACTTTAAACCGTTGACTATTCCAAGCGTTATTCAAGGGCAACAGGTGGTATCCGTTACAGGGGAGCCACATTACAGCGTTAAGGTAGTTGGTAATGATACACCTTTCACGCTAGATAGTACTGGGGCTTGTACTGTAACAATTCCGCCATTAGGTGAAGATGATATAAACCTCACTTATCACGATTTCACAGGTGCAAAAGTTGGCGAAACAGTAATCGCTGGCATTGTTGAAAGTACTAGAACGCCAGATGAAACTTACGAGGAAAATGGCGTTAAATATGCACTATTTGGTCGTAATCTAGAAATTAATGCAGTTAACTTTAACGGCGATTTCGAACATAATTTTAAATTCTTGGGTAAATGGCAAGTATATGCAATCGATAATATCTTGGTTAAGGCTAGCCGTCCTACGGTTCTTAAAATTGGTGCTTGGTACGGTAGAAGTTACTCTGTTAAAGACGTATCTGGCAACATGATTGGTAATATTCCGATTTTAGTTGATAACCCTAAGAATTTAGTGTTTGAAAATAACGACATGAATAATACACCCGTTAAGCTTGGAAGCGTAGAATATGGCACATTTGATGTTCGATTTACATCATCTCAAATTGAATGGTCTGACGACCAACATAAATATATCAATACTGGTGATACAATCGACCATTTATAATAGGTGAACGCAATGCAAGAATTAACGAATTTTATGAGCGAGGCTTGGCGGACATTGACGGATTCGTTTGTACTAAAAGCCTTGCTTGCCGTAATCGCTGATGTAGCGATATATATGATTGGCTTAAAACATGTGCAGGTGCTAGGAATATTTATATTACTGGTATTCCTAGACCTCATCACAAAATGGGCGGCTATATCGTATCAAATGCTTATTGATATGGGGGCAAATGCTGACAATCTAACGGCATTAGACAAATATATAGCCATACCAGCTGCATGGGGAAAAGGTATTATATCCTCAAAGCATATGCGCAAGCCTTTCGTTACAAAAGTTTTAACGTATTGCCTTGCTACTGGCGCCGCATGGTGCTTTGACTATATGGCAGGTCAATACGCTTTCGCCGTCAATATCGTATGGCTATATCTCGGCTCAGTAGAACTATTAAGCATTCTCGAGAATATGCGAGACGGCGGAAATACTACCATATCTGGATTGCTTGACGTGGTTCATGCAAGAGTAGATATGATACTCAAAAAATAATATAGTGTTGTTTGTGCCACGCTCACGATATATGGGCGTGGCTTTTGTATTAATAAATAAAGAGGTGCATATAATGAAAATTGGTACATATTTCGATGATTACGAATTCGCTTGTAAATGCGGCCGTCATGGTTACGATAGCGACGGGCACCCTATTCTCGACCATGTGATTGATAAAAGGCTCGTTGATGTATTGGACGCAATCCGCGAACGTATTGGTAAGCCTATTGAAGTATTAAGCGGCTATCGTTGCCCAGAACATAATGCAGAAGTAGGGGGCGTGCCTAATTCTCAACACGTTGAGGGGACGGCAGCCGACATCACCTACGACGGCATTGATGTTGACTACCTCGCACAAGTGGCCGAGGAATGTGGGGCCGACGGCATTGGACGATATTATAATCAAGATTTCGTTCATATTGATGTACGAGGCTATGCAGCACGTTGGAATGATCTTGATTAAATAGGGGGTTAGATATGTATGAGAAATGTAAAATATACCTCAACGCGGTTAAATCTCAAATTACTGTTAAGCGGTTTATTATGCTTGCTGGTGCTTTGTTGCTCATCGTTGGTGCATGCCAGCTCATCGATGGCTACCTCACCGCAAGAGGAAACTATCAGCGTGCCCTTGAAAGACTGGAACAAACTCAAAACGAACTTAATCGAAGCCGACGCCTCAATCAAGAACTCAAACTTGTCATTGAACGAAGCTCAGAGCTTAACCGTCAAGCAGGCGACCGAATTACAAGAATTGAAGATTATCAACGAAGAACGGAGCAAGGAATTGGCCGAGCTCAAAACTATCAACAAGAAACAGGGCGAAGAGTTAGCGAAAGCATCGGAAATAACAACCGAGCAAGCGAAATCATTGGACGCAGCTTACGCATCATCGAACGAGTTGAAAGCGGAAATAAAGAACAATAAACGAACAGAACAAAGGTTACGCCGGCAACGTGATACATGGGCGATTAGTAATGCTGCACTTTTCTTGGCTAGTGCTTTACGCAGATAACATGGAGGTGATCCCATTTCTCCTTACTGCATAAAGGTGGATATGCAGACAACTTTTGATTATTAAACAAGGGCACTTACTATAAAAGTAGGTGCCCTATTTTTTGCAGTTTTGACATCAATTTGACATCAATTTATATTAAAATATGCTAAAATATATAATTATATATGTTATATAAAAGCTGATAGATACTGTATTCCTTGAGTTTATAAATATTTATTAAATGCCACGCCATCTTGAGGGGGTGGTGAGCGTACGCTCGTGAGGGTTCAAGTCCCTCCAACCGCACCAAGCTGATTAAATAAGG